ATTACTAAGTTTATCAATTATTGTAAGCGTAAAGATATCACACCTGCTATCAGACTGAATGGCACAAGTGATATACAATGGGAGAATAAACTATACTTAGATAAGACTATGTTTGAGCATTTTCCAGACATACAGTTCTATGATTACACTAAGATACCTACAAGAAAAATATCACACATCAAAAACTATCACTTAACATGGTCATACTCTGAAGCTAATCCAAAATATACAGCATGGTATGACAAGATTGCATATAACATAGCAGTTGTATTCAATGGTGCTTTCCCTATCTATTTTAAAGGTAGAGAGGTTATAGATGGTGATGATACAGATTTAAGATTTTTAGACAAACAGAATGTTATTGTAGGTCTAAAAGCAAAAGGTAAAGCTAGATATGATATGTCTGGTTTTGTAATACACGTTTAACTTGGAGAAACATATGAAAGTAAAACAAATATTTGATATATTAGAAGCAATAGGTTATACTACACCTAGTGATATGAGAGATATGGAAAGTGATTATTATTCAGAGAGTAAAGGACATTTTATTTCTATTGAAGACATGGACTTAGTAAACTTAATAAGAGCATTCAATAAAGTAAGAAGAAATCCTTATGAATACACTAAACTAATGGCAAGTAAAAGCACAGATTACATACATATTTCTAGAATGTTTAACAATGATATTATAAAAAATCTTGAAGAATATATAGAAGACTTAAAATATTATAACACTAGAGCAGTTGATATAGGAGATAAAGATGAGTAAAGAAGTACATGAAGATATGTTATGGCAAGAGATAGAACGAGAAGTCTTGACAGAGAATGAGGAAGGTTTACTAGAAGAAGAAATATTTTCTTACTCTAGGATAGGACTTCATGCAGATGATGATAGAGATGAAATATTATATGAGATTACAGAACAAAGATTTAGAGAGAGGTGTGTATGAAAACATTAAAGGATATAGAAAAAGAAGTTATTGAACAGCATAAAAAAGGACTACTTGATGATGATATAAAAAGAATAAGTCATTTATATGAAATAGATATTGAAAAAAATACAGGAATGATATTAAGTTTTATATCTGAAAGTATTTTTTATCAGCAATCATTAGAACAAGACTATGACACAGTATAAATATAGAGTCTTACAAAGAAAAAGAGAGTTAGAACAAGAAGGACTTGATAAAGAGTGGAGTTTTATGGAAGCTAAATATGATAAAGGAAAATTAGTTTCCATAACTACAGGATTTAAGAGTGGCAGAAGATTAACAGAATATACAGATAAACGCAAAAAGGATAAAGAAGAATGGCAGTAAGAGGTAAAACAATTCAAACCATAGACCATGTGAAAAAGAGTTCCTCACAGGGTATAGGTGGGCGTGGTAGACGCATTAAAATAGCAATGTCTACTATGAACAAAAACAAAAAGAGAACTTATAAAAAATATAGAGGACAAGGAAGATGAGAGAAGTATTATTAAAAATAATTATAGTAGTGGGATTATGTATGCTTACTTTAATAGGTTATGATAACATTACAGAAAGGATTGACAATGTAAATGTAAAAGTAAATTCTTTACAAGAAAACCAAATTAATATAAATAATAAAATTAATTCTATTAGTAGTGATTATTTATCTTTATCAGATTACATTGTTTATTTTGAAAAGATATTGAATGAAAAGTTTGATGATGTTCATATTGAATTAAGTCAGTTAGATGATTTAATTACTAATGATGATTTTTTATTCAATGAAATAGAGAATATAAAACAAGAATATGAAGGCGTAAATGCAGGACTTGGTGTGCTTACAGGTTATCATGTTATGGGAGAGGTTGTGGAAGAGCCAGTAGAAATTGCTGTTGACATTCCAGAGCCAATAGTGTATACTTGCCCCAAGCTAGATAGGTCAGTAGATTTTACAGACTATATAGAAAATATTAATTTTACTAGAGCAGTTAATATTGTAGTTAGTTATGATATAGTTGATGGAGTTCTAACAAATGTAAGAACAACAGAGGGTAAAGCAAATAGTAAATTGTTAAGAGCAATAACTAAATACTTAGGTGTTTCTGTACCCACGACTAATAATTCTGTACCCATGAACATACAAGATTGTTCTATTCCATTTAAAATAGAGGTTTGATATGAATATATTTTATTTTTATGATTGTCCTGTTAAATCAGCACAAGCACAACCAGATAAAATGTTGGTAAAAATGCCATTGGAAACAGCACAGATGTTATGCACAGCACATAGAGAATTAGATGGCGATGAGTATGCTGATGAGGTAGGATTATATAAGAGAGCTTATTGGAACCACCCATGCACTATATGGGCAAGGGCAGGAGTTATAAACTATGCATGGCTATACAAACATTTCCTAGCATTAGGAGAAGAATATAAATTTAGATATGGTAGAGAGCATGGTAGCATTACGAAATTAAAAGATGCTTTACAACCACATCCTGAAAACATAGACCCTAATCCTAGTATGACAACAGTAGCACAGGCAATGCCAGAGGAGTATAAAGATGATGACCCGATTGTTGCTTATCGCAACTATTGTATTAACGAAAAACATTATGCCAAGTGGGAACGAGGTAGGTCTAAACCTAGCTGGTGGTCGCTGGAGGTCGCATGAAAGGTATATTAACACGAGAAGAATATAAAGAATTTAATATTTATGTAGATGTTTTAAAAGAAAAACATGACATAGATATACCTCATTCTGTTGAAACAGTTGGGGATAAATTTCTAGTAGAAATATTAGAGGACATTGATGTAAATAAATTGGATAATTTACTTGACAAAGATGTTAATCCGTTGTATAATGCAACAAAATAAAAGCCAAAGGAGGTAAACGATGGCAGTATTAGAAGGAAAAGCTTATTGGGCTTCGGTGACTACACCAAATACTACTTTTGAACCTGTGTATACAGTAGATTTAGTGGTGAATGATGATGTCGCAAATGATTTTGAAGCTCGTGGGTTTAGAGTAAAAGACTTATCTGTAAAGGATGAGCAAGGAAATTCTTCCACAGTTGGGAGAGCTTTAGTAATCAAACGAAAAGTAAATGGTCCAAATGGCATGGTCAGAAATGCACCTAAACTTTTTGATAAGAACAAAAATATTATCGATGAGGTAATAGGAAATGGTTCTACAGTTAAAGTTCAATACAACGAATGGGAGACTGAGAATAAGTTTGGAACATTTAAAGGCTTAGATTTCCAAGCTATGCAGGTTCTAGATTTAGTTCCTTTAAAATCTCAAGACGGTTCAGAACTAGACCCTTATGGGGATGGGGAGGAGTTTTAATATGATTATAACTATTAAAAACAAAGACGGAACATTTAATTATGATGTTTCAAAGATAGATAGTGTTGATATCGCAAATCAAGCTACCATGATTATTAATAAGGTAGGAACTATCGAAACCGTATTAGAGTCTTTAAACTTTGCTAGTTCAACGCACAGGGGCAATCTCGAAGCCCTCTTGAAGGATGCTCCAGAAGCTCTAGTAAAGGAAGAAGAAGAAGAAGTCGAAGAAGAAACAGATAATAATTCAGAAGACTAATTCGTATCTCCAAGTGAGAGGTTAGCGTAAAAGTGGATAGCTATTAAAGTATAAATCCAGTTTGATTGCTTCCGACAATCATATGAACAACGCCTCTCCATTTTAATTCAACGAGGGTATTATGGAAAAAAGCAAATTTGTAAAGTATCATGTGTCATGTCATGAGTGTGGCAGTAGTGATGCTGTATCAGTTAATGAAGATGGCTCGGCTAAGTGTTTTAGCTGTGATAAATTTTATACTAATTATGAAAACAAGGTAACATCAATGGATAAATATGTAAAACAACCAACTACAGTAGTTAATCCACATGGAGGTATATATGCCAAACTTGTGGATAGAAATATAACAAAAGAAACAGCAGAAAAGTATGGAGTAAAGGTGGTTTATGACTCAAATGGTCAGTTAGCACAACACCTTTATCCTTTTTATATAAACAATGAACAATGTGCTACCAAAACAAGGTATGTAAAAGACAAAAGATTTTCTTTCAATGGTTCTTTACAAGGTTCTGGATTGTTTGGTCAGAACTTATTTAAAGAGGGTGGTAAATATATTACAATCACCGAAGGAGAATGTGATGCTATGGCTGCGTTTGAATTATTAGGTAGTAAATGGGCATGTGTAAGTATAAAAAGAGGTGCAGCAGCAGCAGTAAAAGACATAAAAGAAAGTTTAGAATACATCGAAAGTTTTGACAATGTCGTCATATGTTTCGATAAAGATAAGCAAGGTCAAGAAGCTGCCAAAAAAGTAGCGACAATATTAAAACCAAACAAAGCAAAAATATTAACACTACCTAATGGCTACAAGGATGCAAATGATATGCTTAAGCAGGGTAAACACCAAGAGTTTACAAGAGCATGGTGGGATGCAAAAGTATATACTCCAAGTGGTATTATAAAAGTTTCAGACAAGAAAAAATCTTATTTAAACAGAGAGAGAAAAGAGAGTGTAGCTTTTCCTTGGGAAGGTTTAAATAAAAAGTTATATGGCTTAAGGCAAGGGGAACTCTTAACTCTTACTGGTGGCACAGGACTGGGTAAGTCTAGTGTCACTAGAGAGTTGGAGCATTGGCTTATAAATAATACAGAGGATAATGTAGGTGTAATAGCTTTGGAAGAAGATTGGAAAAGAACAGTAGATGGTATACTTTCAATCGAAGCTAATGCAAGACTTTACATTGACCAAGAAAGAGAAAAGTTTGATAAAGAAACTATCATGCAAATGTTTGACAAAGTGTTTGAAGAAGATAGAGTATTTATACATGCACATTTTGGCACAAACGAGATAGACGATATCTTTTCCAAGTTAAGATATCTCATAGTTGGTTGTGATTGTAAGTGGGTCGTTGTAGACCATTTACATATGCTCGTAAGTGCTGTTCATGAAGGTGATGAAAGAAGAGCTATTGACTCCATCATGACTAGACTTCGTAGTTTAGTTGAGGAGACAGGTGCAGGTTTAATTCTAGTGTCTCACCTAAGAAGAGTAGATGGAAACAAAGGACATGAAAATGGTATTGAAGTCTCTCTTTCTCACCTTCGTGGCTCTAATAGTATTGGACAATTAAGCGACTGTGTGATAGCATTAGAAAGAAATCAACAATCTGATGATGAGCTTGAAGCAAGAACAACAAAACTGCGTGTGTTAAAATCTAGATACACAGGTGATGTGGGCATGGCTAGTTCATTAGTTTATGATAAAGACACAGGTAGATTATCTGAGTATGAAGATTCAGAATTTGAGGTAGAGAGTAATGGAATTAGTATTTGATATTGAAACAGACGGACTTGATGCACAAGTTATATGGTGTATTTCTGCTAGAGATAAACAAGGAAAGTTTTATCATTTCTATGAAGATACTATAGAAGAAGGCATAAAGTTTTTACAACAAGCAGATAAAATTATAGGTCACAATATTATTGGTTTTGATATACCAGT